TTACACTTATAGAATTTGCTGTGCTGTAAGGTGCATCTCCTGCTAAATACGTATAACTTAAACCTAACGAAACAGCATTTGCATAACTACCAACACCATCTACTATATCATCTTCAGTCATATTTACAGAAGTTCCATTGTTACTACCTTTTTCATCAATCACAGTCCAGTTAGTATTAAAAGAACTATTACTTCCTAACTGCCACCAGCTTACTAAGTTTGAATATGCACTATGGTTGTTTAGGTTAGATGGTACGCCTTCGTTGTAAATTTCTGTTACTTGTGTTTGATTTAATTCTGTACTCCAGATTGAAACATTTGACATTTGACCATCAGTATAAAAGCTTGTTGATAAAGCACCTATTTGAAAATTATCTCCAGTTGTTGCTGGTAAATACGATGGAGCAGTTCCAGAACCAGTTGCGACCAAGTCACCATCAAGATATAATTTACAATTAGCAGCACTTGAACCATTATAAACTCCTAAATAGTGATGCCAATTGTTGTCATAAGGCTGCGCATAAGATACACTAAAACTTCCAGCACCAGCACCTCTTGGTGAAAAGTAAATATTTCCGTCTGAATACCATTGAATCCAAATACCTTGACCACTTTGACTTGAACCAACGCTTATATTTTTATTTGACGCATCTTTTTTACCCCAAAAAGATATAGTACAAACAGTAGCAGAGTTTAAATAACTTACTGGAGCTGAAATATAATTACTACTTGCAGCATCAAAATCTAAAGCAAATGGCGAAATAGAAGTTTTGAAAGATAAATCCGAAACCACCAAATTGCCTTGTGTCATCCCTGAGCTTGTGCCTGTGTTTGAGTTAGTACTGTCATCAGGGATAGTCCAGTTAGTACCATCATAAGTAGCAGAAGCATCTAATTTCCACCAACCTTGTAAAGAAGTAAAACCACTCATTGAAGTAAGAGGAGAACCATTATTGTAAAGAGTTTCTACTGAATTAGAACCTGTTGCTGGTAGTGCTGTGTTAAATATTTGAACATTTGACATTTGACCATCAAAAAACCTTGAATATAAAGGCCAGCCACCTATTAAAATATTTTCTCCGCTATGTATATTTCTGGAAGTAGTGTAAGATACTGAATTATTTAGAACACCATCAATAAATATTTTAGAAGTGTGTGTTGAGCCACTTTCAAAAGTGCAAGTTATATTATACCATTTTTGTGATGTGAAATTATTTGTAGTATATAAATCACCTTGTAAATAATGTCCGACCCAAAAATTTAAACCATTGTTAATAGTAGATTGCCAAACACCAAAGCCATTATTTGCGTTAGCATTAGTACTCTGCAATACTACATCAAAATTAACAATAGCATTATGATAATACCAAAATGAAATAGAAAAGCCGCCACTACTAACAGTAGTTGACGGTAAACTTAATTCAGATGGTGTTGCTGAAACTTCTATACTATCGCTGCTAAAATCAAAAACATAATCTTTCAAAGAACTATTAGGCACTAAATAATTAGAACCATTAAAAGCATCTTGGTCACCTAAATTATAGAAAGCAACAGGCTTTGTAGATAAACTCATCGGATTACCTATACCAGTAGAGCTTGAACCATAAAGAGTTGTTATTTGGCTTGGGGAAAGAGCGTAGTTAAAAATACTAAAAGAGTCTATAGAAGTACTTTGACTCTGAGCAGTTGCCCATATCATATCAACTTCTGTATTTTCACTTCCAAAATTAGATGGTGAACTTGAACTAAAAACCTCGTTAGTATTAGCATACATTTTAAAGTTTTGTTGTGTTGATGTTGCTGTAGCTTCTCTTATTAAAACCCAATGCACCCAATCAGTTGAAGTAAGAGCATCTAATCCATCTTGAGTTAAACCAGTTGCGCTGTCAACAGTTTGATAACCTGAAGGACCATATCTTATATACATAGTGGTGTTGCTCATCCACATACCATATATACCTGCAATTTCATATGGCTGAGAAACACCAGTAACAACAGCTCTTTTAAACCAAAAAGAAATAGAACTCGTTATTCCAGCGTTAGCTGGAGATGAAATATTAAACTTTGAATTAGTACCATAATTCCAACTATAATTTGAAATCTTGTCTTTATTCTCGTTGTTAGGCAATCGCCATTGGTTATTTATAAATTCTGTACTCATATTAATCTCCCATTCTGTTCCAGTATATTAGGTTTGAACCTGATACTGTGGTTAAATCTTTAGTTAAATTAGTTCCTTTTGCATCGTAAATACTTTGTATTTGTGTAGATGTTAGAGCTGTGTTCCATACTGCTACTTCATCAATACTTGATTCACCATAATATGTGGGGCTTCCCATAGCTCCAATGGTGAAATTATTTCCAATCACTGATGATAAACTACTGTTTAACGCGCCTGAATTTGCCCCAACATCCACACCGTCAACATATAATTTGCAATTAGAAACATTAGACCCATCATAAACACCAACATAATGATGCCAATTAGTGTCAAATGATTGAGCATAATTTATATTAAAACCACCAGAACCATTTCTTGGTACAAAATAAATTGAATTATTTGGTGAATAATATTCTAAGTGAAAACTATTGCTTGCGTCAACCCAATCACCAACATAAAAAGGTTGTCCAGACACTCTTTTGGCCCAAAAAGATATAGTAGCTTGCGTTGCGCTATTTAAACTTGAAATAGTATCTGCTTTTATATAGTCGTTAACCCCATCAAAGCTCATACTGTAATTATTAGCAATTCCAGCAGCAGTCACAGCCAAGTCAAATGTTGACGAATTAGGACATCCAGCACCACTTGTTTCGTAGAATATTTTATAGGATTGAATAGTAGAATTAGCTAAATCAATTTCACCAGTAGATGAGTTAATACTTAAGCCACTTGGATAAGCACTATAAACACCGCCTGAAGTTGTTGGAGTAGTTGTTAAACTTGCAGTCCCTGTTTGTGCTAAACTGCTTGCAGAATACCCAAACGTTGCACCATCTAAAGCATTAATAGTTACTGTATTATTTACTGTTATTGGACAACTACCATTTGTAGTGTAAACAACAGTATAATTTCCAGCAGTTGAACTATTAACATTTATAACACCTGTAGAACTATCTATACTCAAGTTGCCAGTAGATTCACTAAATGCTCCACTTTGACCTGTTACTGTTGGTGCTGGTGTAGTTAAAGAATAAGTATTATGATACTGAATTACTCCAGCATTAGGCATATAATATGTAACACCACCTAATACGTGAGTATGATTTGTACCATCTGAACTTACTGCATTAGCAGCAGAAGCAGTTGTATAAAGTGGATAATAACCTTGAACAGCAGTTGCACCTGTTGGCATTTGACAATAAGCATTTGAACTATAAGTTACTGTTGCAGTATCAGCAGCACTTTCTGTAACAGCAGCAGCAGAAGAAGTAGCACTACATCCATTAGAATCAGTTCCTGTTACTGTATAACTACCAGCAGTAGAAACTGTAATAGCTTGTGTAGTTGCTCCTGTAGACCATAAGTATGAAGATAAACCAGCAGTAGCAGTTAATGTAGTATCTCCACCAGCACAATAAGTTAAAGTACCAGATATTTCAACAGTTGGTAAAGCATTTACTGTAACTGTAACACTCGAAGAAGTAGCACTACAGCCATTACTGTCAACACCTGTAACAGTATAAGTAGTTGTTGTAGATGGTGTAACTGAAACTGATGCGCCTGTTTGCCCATCACTCCAAGTATAAGTAGAAGCTCCTGTAGCACTTAATGAAACAGCCTGACCAGCACAAACTGTACTTGCAGAAGCTGATGCACTAACAGTAGGTAAACCATCAATAGTTACTTGTTGACTAAAAGAAACACCTGAAACAGTATATACTACTGTATAAGTTCCAGCAGTTGATGCTGATAAGTCTATTTGTCCTGTTGTGCTATTTACTACTATTCCCATCTTTAATTCTTTTAACTTGCTGTAAATGCTCCTCCACTTGTTCCTGTAATAGTTGGCGTTGGATCAGTTCCACTTATACAATAATTGCTCGCACTATAACTAAAACTGGCTATTGATGTTAAACCAACAATGTCTGTTTGTCCCGCATTAGATAACGAATGCGATTTTCCCCAATTATTAGTAGATGTGGCTGCTGCTTGTCCATATCCAATATTGTTATTCTTACTACCTTTTCCCCACGTTGTACTCATAATCTATCTTAAATACCACCCATTAAAATTGTCATCATAATCTGGGCTAATGTCTGAATTTTGATTTGTGAAATATTCTGGAAAATTTGCACTTGCATTAAAATTTAAGTGATCTATGAGCCTCGTGCTATAGTACTGCGCGGCATCACGTTCAGCTTCTACTAAATATTCTACTTCATCTTTAGTTAGTGCAGTAGCGTTTTCTGCGCTGTTTCTGTAAATACCACCATTAGCTATTGTAATGCCTAAATATGGTAAAGCCCTCATAAATCCATAGTGAATTAGTATCGGCTTTATATAAGTATCTACAAGTGTTAAATAGTTACCTGTTAAAGTACCACCATTAATATCAGCTTTAAGTTTTTCATAAAGATCTGTACCTAATAACCTCTGAACCTCTATATCTTGCGCCATTTCGACATAAGGCAATAGTTTATCAGTATCTACATTGCCATTGGCTGCTGTAAATGTTACTAAATCCTTTCTCTGTATGAATAAAACTTTAGCCATAATTAATATGCTCCTTGTTTAGGCATGTTAACAGGTGCTTTTTTTGCCTGTTGTCTACCTCTTGGTTTTGGTTTATAAGTGTTAGGTATTGATGAAACTTTTTTATGATCTGAAATTTTATCACTTTTTTTACCTTTATTTATAAGTGGTTGTTTTAATTTATATAAAACTTCTTTCCAAGCATGTCTGCAATAAACACCGCCTTTAAACTTAAATAAATCATATTTTTTTTGATTGTGCATAGGTAATTCAGCAGCTTTAAAATTCATGTTTCTGCTGGCCTTGTCAATATCCTCTAGTCTGTAAACAATACCTTGTCTTGTTCTGCTCATCATAGCCTCACAAAACGGCCTTGACTTATTACCTTTTTTATATGCTTTTTTAGAACCTACTACATACTTATATCTAACTTTGTAATAAGACTTATCTAAATTTGAAAAACCATCTTCTTTATCATCTATAGTTTCAGAAAGATTCAATTCTATTGTATTTTCTGCCCAGTCATCAACACTAATATTTTCTTCATCAAGATCTCTTACATCAGCTACTTCCCATTTTTCAGAATCAATTACTTCTCCTTCAAGACCTTCAAGCACTATATCATATACTTCATTAGGTAGATCAGCAGTAGTTGCCTTAGAAGCTAACATTTCAAGTTCTAATTCTTCTTTTACACCAGTTTCTTCTTCTTGTACTTCGTCATTATTTACTTCAACATCAATAAATTCTAAAGGATCACTTGTCTTAAAGTAAAGGTTTAAGCTTATTCCGTTAACCTCTAGTATCTCATCTAAAGCATCACAAATTAAGTCTTGATAAGGTTTTATAGTAGTGTTAGAAAATAACCTTTGTGCAGTTCTAATTTCATCTTCATTTGAACCTAATCCACTACCACCCATGTCTCTTAATCCGATGAGCAATGGACTAGTAACACGATGTGTTAAAAGAATCATTCTCTTACATTCTTCACTTAAATATTCATAAAGCTCTGGTGCTTGTTGTACTGGTAAGCTGTCGATGGTCGTTTTTTGGTCACTCGAATGATTGAATGCGACAATGACTTTTTCGCCATTTGCTCCAGTCAAACGATTTAATACTTGAGATTTAATCTCTTGCATTTTTTCTTCTGAAGGTACACCGCTGTTAAAATTAACGATAGTCCTTGAATTGAATGATGACATGGTCTCTGTGATGAGATAATCTGCAATCTCCGATTCTAAAACTGGATAGCTTGTAGAATAATCTGCTGGTGAATAATAGTAGTAAGAAGGGATATATTTCTTAATTACATAGATTTCATTGCCACTATTTTTAGAGCCAAAAACAGGCATCTTAGTTAGTTCTGTAGCTTGTGTTACTTTAGTCCAATCTGGAGCATAATAGTAATTCTCTATCTGCCCTTTATCGTTCATTTTCTCAGCTCTTAAAGTTTCTCTAGGAAAATGAGAAATTGAAGCTATTTTTTTGCCTTTGTAAGAAACTTGTAAAGATGCTTCTCCCAACATTTTAAGATCTAAACAAACCTTTCTTAAACAGTCAGGTTTTAACAATCCTTTCATTTGTGCAAACTGCTCTGGCTTTTTATTAGAATCCGTTGCATCTAATCCCCTACCATAAATTTGTTGTCCTATACCTGTAATAACACTTCTATTAGTTGTGCTATTCATGTAAGCATTTACAAGGTTTTCATAATAATCATTATTATCCCCTATACCAATCCAGTCTCTGTTTTTTTCTTCAGTTACTATTGGCTTTTCGTATTGGCTTAATTCTAGTAGATGTACGTTATTCATGAGGTGTAGTATTTGTATTCATTTGCTCCTGTATTGTGTTGTGTGTAAACACCAGAAGTCATTTCATAAGTTGATGAAGCTTGATTAGTACAAAAAACCTTATCTCTAAATATTAATTTGCTGTCTGTAGTATTTTGTATTTCTACCATATAAAAACCACCCTCTACAAGAGCTTGTGAGGTTACATAAGTAGAATAGAAGCTATTGCTACTAATTGATGCGTTAGAGTCCGTTAAAATAACCTTGTTAAGATTCTCAGAAGTTATTTTTAAGGTGTAGGTTTTACTGCTAGAAATATCTTCTCTAGGTATAAAATTTATAGTTCCCCCTGTTGTACTTAATATCTGCATCTTAATCTTTTAAAAAAAAGGGTGGTTTAAAATTAATCGAACCACCCTTTTCACACCCTGTACTATATGTACTTTACACATAATACCCACTAAACATCTTAACTGTTCGTTCCTAGAACAATTGTCTCTGTCGCTGATGATAAACCAACGAAAGGATTTGCTACAGTTGCTCCAGCTATAAAGTTGGCTGGTAATTTTTCACTTCCTGAAAGAGTTAATGTTGTTCCAGACATATCACCAAAAGCTGCTCCTGAGGTTATACTACCAGCAGAAACTGTTAAGCCATGCTCTTTTCCAGCTAGTAATGCATTTCCATTATTGTCAACAATAACACAATGTGGTCTACCGTAAGCCATAAGCTTAAATTGGACCATATCTTCTTTAGTAAGTTTTGGTAAGTTTAAAGTTAAAGTCTGCTCGAAAAATGTAGTTCCGTTGTCTTGTGAACTTGTAACTGCTTGCTCTAATGAGTTTGCACCTTTTACATCATATTTGTAAGCTGAAAATGTTCCAGCCATGTCAGTAACTTCATCACTCGTTAAAGTAATAGCACCAAGATTACCAAAGTCTACGAAGTAAACTGCATCAATCCCACCTACTACATCTTTACAAGGTACATTTCTACCCGCTGATAAATCGCATGCCATATTTTTTAGTTTTAAAAAGGGGAGTATTACAACTCCCCATTATTAGTTAATTAATTAGGTATAGTAAGTAACTTCTTCAAGTAACCCAGTCTGAATACCAGCTTTAAATCTTGCAACAAATCTAACATTTTGGTCACCTAGCGTTGAACTTGTATCTATTAAAGCAATATCTGATAAATCACCTTCGATACCGCAACCAAAGAATAAGTTTGATTTTTGTGCAGCAGCCATGTCATTAGTTGGCATTCCAGGAGCTCTA